GCAGTAATCTCTTGTGCTAGTGCAGCCATGATTTCTGCTTCTACGTCGATACCGTGTTGTGCTTGAGCGTCTTGTGCCGCTTCAAATGTCCAACGTGCTGATAGCTTACGTGATTTAGCTTCCACGGTCTGTTTCAAGATCTGGATGCTTAGTCTGTTACCAGCTGCACCTTCTAGTGCCGCAGTTGCATCAGCTTTTGCTGTTGTAGCATTACCTGAATATGCTTCTGCGATTTTGAATGGTGATAGTGCTTCTTCACCAGCTACTGCGCCTGCTGCGCCTGAGCCTGCTGTGTCGCTGTAGCGAACACGTAGTGTGTGAATTTGACCAACTGGTCCAGTCATTGGTTGAACACCAACGATTTCATTAGCGATGACGGTTGGCATAACACGTCTAATCACTGGTAGGATAACACGGTTAAGTGTTGCGATGTTACCGGCAGATGTAGCACCAGCAGTTGCAGTTTCAGCCAAATACTTGCGAGTATTTTCTAATGTTGAAGCCATTACTGCTTTCTTATTGCCTGATAGGCCTTCAAGAAGTGCTGTTTTTGTATCTTGCCAGCGACTTTCTAGTAGTTCTGACATAGGTTTCTCCTTAATTTAATCCAGCTAGACGTTTTATATCAATCACATTGTGATCTACGTCTGCTTTTACGTCATTTTGTGTTCTGTTGCCTGTTACTTCTTTTGCCTCTGCTAATACTGCCTTTTGCTTCGCTGGACCTTTACCGTCTATTACTGCCGGTAGGTACTTGTCAAACGCAGATTGTAGTCTGCTAGTTTGTACAGATTCCAGTAAGTCTTTCATTATTGATTTCTGTTCCGCATTTAGTGGATCAGTTAATTCGTTAACAATTTCTTGACGTTTAATTGACTCGTTGATGCTTTTGATTTTTACATCTTGTGCTTCAGCTAGTTCAATTGCTTTCTTTGCTGCCTCACGAGCTTCATTAACTTGTTTTGTCTTCATATCAACAACTTTTAATAGTTTTTGTGTTTCAGACTTTTCGTTTAACAAGCTATGAGTATACTCATTTGAAAATGCTTCGAAAATTTTACGACCAAAGTCGTTTTGTCTTGCTGTGTCGATATCTTCTTTAAGTTGAGAAATTTCTTTTTTAAGTCCTTTTCCAACCATTTCTGATACCATTTCAGCAGATTTAGAAATAAAGTCTTTTTTGACTTTTTCAATGTGTGACTTGCCTTCACGTACAAGACGTACTTTTGTTTCGGCAAGATCTTTTTTGTCTTCGTAAAACTCTGCAAGTTCTTTCGCAAGTGATTCTACTACAAATTGTTCCATAGCTACAAACTTATCAGCCATTGCTTTTTGATCTGAATGTAATTCTGTAACTTCTTTTTTCAAAGATTCCATTACAAAATCTTTTAGAAGATTAGCATTTTGACGCTGTGCAACAGCAAATTTTGCTTTTGCTTCAGCTAATTGCTTGCGATCTTCTTGGAATTCTGCGATTTCCTCTGCTAATTTTTCAGTAACTAAAGCATCAACAGCTTCAACCATAGTTGATTTGTCATGCTCGTACTTTTTAGCAAATTCTTCACGTAGTTCAGCTGTTACAGCAAGTTTATTTTCTTTAATTCTTGCTTCCCAAGCTTCTTGTATTTCAGAACGTACTTCTTCTGAAATTGCAGTGTTTTCAAAGAGTGATTTCAGTGCATCGATCATGTTTTTCTCCTAATTCACTGGAGCCTGCTTATTATATCTAATAAGCTCTCTTTGAGATATTTTTGTGCCTTTTTATCGCCTTGAATTTCCCTTGATGTTTGGAACGCCCTATAACCACCCTTGGTATTCATAAGATGTTCATAAATTGGTGTTGGATATGCACCAGGGGCGCTAGGTTGTGCCACAACGTCCACGGTGATTATTTCAAAATCACTAACTTCTCCCGATCCGTCTTCCATAACATTACCCGAGCCTCTCGATGAGACACCTAGTTTAACTCCGCTCTCAAGCATTGTTTTAACTAGTTGTCCCATTGGAGTTGGTAAAATTTTAAGTTTTCCGTAACC